ACGCCGGGCGTCACGTCGATCCGGTCGATCTCCACCACTTGAATCGTGAACGTGCCGGAGATCCCGAGGTCCGGGAGGTCGATCGAGACTGATTTGCCGCTCCGGGTTTTGGGATCGTGGGTCGAGTATTCCACCGTGGTGATCGGGTACGCGAACAAGGTGAGATCGGCGCGCCCACTCGCGGTCGCTTGCGGGATCCCGAGGCGGTTGTCCCGGATGTGGTGTTCGATGATCCCGTCGCTGCCATCCTTGGCGGCGAGTGCCGCTTGTGCCGCGGCGTCGTCCACCTGGATGCAGATGTTCACTTCGTCGCCGCGGAGGATGTCGTACAGGATCGCGCCCGGACCGCTCGCGGGGATGCCGGTGAGTTCCGTCACCGTGTCGCCGATGTTCACGCCGCCGAGTTGGGCGTCCGATTTGTTGTCCTGATAACTCGTCGTCGCGTTGTCGTCGATCGTCGCTAACGCCTTGTACGAGGTCCCGCCGCTTTCGGTCCGATAGAGTTTGCGTTGGACGGTTCCGGCGGGTCCGATCGCGATCGCGGTGACGAGGATTTGCCCGCCGCCCGCGGTGTTCACTTGCGGATAGGTTGCGCCGAGGGCGCCATCGGCGGCGGCACTATAGAACGTCGTCGTCGTGTTGTCGTTGATGGTTGTCTCAAGAAGAAAGGTCCACGGCGATCCGTTGATCGGCGTGCGATAGATGCGCCGCTTCGTCACGCGCGCATCGGGCGACGTCGGAATGCCGGAGAGTTGCGCGCCGCCGGTCGCCACGGGCACCGATCCGATCGAGTTGCCCCACGTCGTTTCGCCGCCGGTTGCGGTGACGAAGGTCACCATCCACCAGTACGTTCCGTTCCCGAGGGCGCCGCCCGCGGTGTTCGCCGGAGGGAGCCCGGCGGCGCCGAGTCCGCTATCCGCTTTGGTATCGGTGTACGTCGTCGTGGTGTTGTCGTTGATCGTCGCGAGGAAATACCACGCCGCCCCGTTCACGTTCGTCCGATAGAGTTTCCGTTTGGTGACGCCCGCCGGACCGATCGCAATCGCTGAGAGGTCCGCACTCGCATACAGGATCGTCGTGCCCGTCGTGTTGCTCGAGGGCGCCGCGGCGCCGAGGGCGCTATCCGGCTTGTCGTCGACGATCCCGCCGTAGGCATCGCCCGCGATCTCTTTCACGAAGCGGGGCGCGCCGCCCGCCTTGGGCACACGATAGAGGCGGCGCGCGACGACGCCCGGACCGCCGTGGGCGTTGATGTAGATTTCGTACGACCGCGTGCCGACCATGTTGTACCCGGCGTTGGCCGGGACCGCGCCGAGGGACGCGTCCGGCGTCGTGTCGTGATACGTCGTCGTCGTGTTGTCGTTGATCTGGACCACGAACCCGAAGTTGGATCCCTGATTCGCGCGCCCGCGATAGATGCGGCGCCCCGTGATGCCGGGCGGACCGATCGGGATATTCGAGATCGGCACCGAGCGATCGAGGGCGGTTGTCCCGTTGAATGGGAAGCTCAGTGTGGCGATCCCGTACGATGTGCTTGGCGCCTCGTAGATGCTCGACTCGCCCACGGGCGATACCCACGACACGGCATAGTAGTACTGATAATTCGCGGGACTCGCCGAGGTGAGCCCGAGCCCATCGCCGCGTGGTCCTGGGAGTGGTTGCGCGTTGACGATCGAGAAGGTCGCACCGGGTAAGGTTTCGCCCGCGGCGTTGCGCGCGGTCACACTGTAATAGAGCGTCGGGAGCCCACTGCCCGGCGGATTGTTCGTCGGGACGCCCATGAACGTATCGCGCGCCGCGGACGTGGCGATGCTCGCGGTATCGGTGAGGGTCCCGGTTGTCTCCGGTCCGAGGTCGATCCAATTGACGGGACCGTTCGTTGTCTCGCCGTACGCGGTGACGAACGTCACCAGCCAATAGTACCGACCGACACTCAACGATCCGCCGACACGGCGCGCGAGCGTCGGCGCGGTCGCGGGCGGCGGGAACGGCGCATCCACGGCGGTGATCGCCGTGGCCGGATCCGCGACGTTGGGGATCGTGGCGGCGTTCGAGGGGACCGATTGCGGCGACTCGACGCCACTTCCGATCGTCGTGACTTTGTAGCTATAGGGACCGGCGCCGAGATTGCCGACCACTTGTTGCGGCGCCGCATAGGGCGGCGCGGGTCCCGGTTGGAGTCCCTTCCCGCTATACCGGATCCGTTGCGGGCCACTCACGACGAGCCCGCCGCTTGAGGCGTACCACGTCCCATCCTCCACGGGGATCGTCGTCGCTCCAGGCGCGACCGGTTCCCGCGCCGCGGCGCCGCCGCCCTCGCTATAGACGCGCGTCCGGAGTTGCGTGGCGTCGAGGGCGTGCGTAATCGGCGGGTCGTTCAGCAGGACCCGCGCCGCGCGCGTGATCGGCGTCGGGGCGTCGAAGGCTTCTGTAATGAACAGATGCACATCTTTCTGATAGTCGACGTACCAATATCCGCCGATGCGTTGCGACAACCGCGAGAAGCACTCCGTGACGTCCTCTTCGGTGAAATCGATCCCGCCCTCGACGATTGGGAGCCCGTCGACGATATGCGTTCCCGTGTATCCGGCGGGCGCGTACCGCGTGAGCACGTCGCGCGCGATCGCCGTGGCGGACTGTTGCCCGTACCGGATGCGGACCTTGCGCCGGTTGATCCCGAGGGTGTAGTCCTGGCACGTGACTTCGTACACGCGATTGCTTGGCACGCCCTCGTACGTCGTCGTGATCGTGTCGACGAGTCCGCCGAAGATGACATTGGCGGGATCGAGCGATCCGAGTCCGATCCGGACGTCGTGTCCGGCGGCGGGCGCGACCTCGACGACGAAGCGGCACGTGTTCGGCTGATCGGTCAAGAGGTCGCGCACGGACAACCCGGCAATCCGCATCGGCGGCGTGGCGCCGTTGATCGTCCACACGAGGCGGGTCCGATCGATCGATTGGAATCCCCACGTGAGGGACGGGGAGGCGCCCGCGTTGTTGCGCGCGACGATGCGCCACAGATAGTCGATCCCGCCCTCGCGGATCGTCGCGACATAGTTCGTCGTCGTCCCACTCACGGTCGCCACGCGCGGCGGCGGGACGTACGCATCGGGTCCGAGTCCCACATCGTAGAAAATCGGCGTCGTGTCCGCGGGTACCGCGGTCCACGTCAACGTGACGGGCGAGGCGAGCCCGATCGATCCGTTCGCGGGGGCGATGAGCGTCGGGCTCGAGGGTTTGCGCGCGGTGAACGTCCACACCGGTCCGACGACCGTGCCGAACACACTCTCCGAGGTCACGCGCCAGTAGTAGACGGTCCCATCGGTGAGGGGCGGGAGATCCACACTCGGCGTCGTGCCGGTGCGATAGGTGGGCGGCGGGTTCGTGGTGCCGAACTCAATCCGATACGAGGCGCCGCCATCGCCCCGCCACGTGAGCGTATACGGTCCGGCGGCGGTATCGGTGGGCGGGTTCGGATTGCGCGGGACCTCCGGCAAGGCGGCGTTCAACCGGAACGCGTTCAGTCGTCCGATCCCAAGTCTCGCCTGGAGCAGTGCCATCGGTCCCGCCGCGGGCGGCGCGCGTTAGACGCCGATCCCGAGGAGTTGCTTGATCCACGTGGACGCGGTGATCGCGTTGTAGATCGCGGGCAGGTCGCCCACGTAGAAGCCTTTGATCGCGTTGATCTCGTCCTGCGTCAGGCCGAGCGTGATCAGGTCCGCATCGGGCCATGTTTCGAGTTGCGCTTTGAGTTGCATCCCGTCGGTCGCGTGATCGCGCAGCATCGCCGCGAGGTTGCCCGCCTGCTGCTGGAGTTCGTCGGCGGTGAATTGCTTACCCGCTTGAATGATCGCCACGAATTGGCTCCTTCCTTAACCCATCGCGTGATACGACATGCTGCCGAGGAAGCGTGTTGAATCTGTCAGGTCGCTGCCGACCAAGTAATTCTGCGGAAGATTGACGCGCAGGTAGCCTGCATCCCAGCCCGGGCCACCCAGACTCCACGTCAGCGGATTCGTGATATTCGAATTGGCTAAATTGTCAGCGACGATGGCGCAACTCGCGCCAGCGATGGCGGTCAAATATGGAATGTTTGAGAGAAAGACGGCCCCGTTCAACGTGCCTTTGGTCGTTAACTGCACCTCGAATTCCAGCGTCACGAGCCGACCGACTTTCGTATACAACCCGAATTGTTTGAGATAAACCTGCCCGCTGGCTCCGCCGTCTGCAGTAATGCGGGGCAACCACGTTCCTTCATGGTAGTCGTCGAGCGTGTTGGGATCGGCGGAGGGGTTCTGCGTCGGCGGAAAAAAGAATTGTCCCTTTAATAATTGCAGCACGCCCGCCGCGTTGAGTTGCAGGAGCGCATCCAACGCGCCCCCGCCAGCAGGGATCGCCTGCACGGTAAGCACGCCACTTCCGAGCGTCACCAGCAACGCACGTTTACTCGCGTCGTCCTGAACCCACGCGGTTCCGTTATGGTTCGCGTTCTGGGTCAAGGTCACCACGTCCGCGAATGGACCGACTACCCGGCTTTTCGTTGTCGCCCCGGCATAATCCAAGACAATGCGTGGCGTCGTTTTCTGCAGCGTGAGATCCCCGCCCGTCGCCAGCAACGTCGGTTCACCCTTGATCGTATCGGCATCGGCGAAGGTCGCGAGTTGATTCGCGGCAGCAGTGCCGCTCTTGTCGACCAGCCCCGCGAGCGACGCATCGATCGTGTCGAGCAATCCGTCTACTTGCGTTTTGTTCCAGACGGTCCCGACGGTGCCCGATCCGTCGTCGTCAATGAGTTGATCGAACCAACTCCGATTCAGCGGAGGTGCCATTTACGAAATCCTCGTTACACCGCGGGCCACTTGCGCCCGGTCCGCATCATGCGCGTGAGTTCCTCGGACACGGTCCGCGCCACGTCTTGGCCGGTCCCGTTGACGTTGAACGTGTTGTTATACGTGCTGGAGTACGCCGCGCCGCCGCCGACGATTTGCGCGGGCGAGGGCATCGCGTTCAGAAAGGGATTCAGTTGATCCCACGTGAACGCGCCCGCGGGCGGCGTGATGCCCAACGCTTCCCAATCCGGATTCATCGGACGCCCGCCATACCCCGGCATCGAGGCATTTCCCTCGCCGTGCACGACCGGACCAAAGTATCGTCCCTCGGCGAACTGTCGTTGCACTCTCGCAATATGCCCCGGTGATCCCCACGGTCCGTAATTGGTCATCGTCCCCGGACCGCCCGCGGGGAGTGTCCCGCTCATCGTCCCTTGCCCTTGGCGCACCGCCTCCATCGCTTCCGACCACGAGAGGGCGGCGCGTTGCGCGTGTCCCACGATCGTATTGGCCGTGTCCGCGGACGCCTGCCCGATGATGAGGAGGTTCCCCGCGTATTGGTCGACCGCATCTTGTGCCGCGCGCGCCTGGTTCTCCGCGTTCTGGATCGCCGAGGCGGAGTAGCGATCGGAGTGCGTGATCGCCTCGTTGTAGGTCGCGACGGCGCGATCGCGAGTCTCCTCCAACGACTGGATCGATCCCGTTTTCAACTCGCCCCAATTGACCATCATGTTCTGGATCCGTTGCGCGGCGATGGCATCGATCGCCGCGTAGTGCTCCGTCGTCCCGATCTTCATCTCGGCGAGTTTGGCTTTATAGTCGGTCGCCCATCGTTGGATCTCGGCGATTTGCCGGTCCGTGGCACTCTTGGCGCCCACGGCTTGTGATTCATAGAGGTCGAGCCCGAGTTGCGTGAGTTCCTCGTCCGCCGCTTTCTGGAGTTCCTTCGCCTCCGTCAACTCGTCGAGGGCGGTTTTGATCGCCTTGACTTGCGGCACCGTGAGCGAGTACGCCGCGGCGAGTTTCTCGACGGAGGCGCCGCCCTCTAACAGCTTTTGAATGTGGGACACGAGGGACGCGTCGATATCATCGATCGTCGCCTGGACCGGGCGCGCGTATTCGTTGACCTCCTCGAATCCCTCCGCCCATTTCTTCAACGCCTCGGCTTCTGCCTCCGCGCGTTTCTTGGCTTCCTCCGCGGCGCGTTTGTTGGCGGCGATCGACTCGGTGTTTTCTTTGTCGAGTTGCCGTTGGACCTCCGCGAGCTCGCGCCCGCTCAACGCCGTGTCGGCGAGTGCCGCCTTGAAATCGGAATAGGGTTTGATCGGCGGCGCCGCCTTGTCGAGCGTGGCTTGGAGGTCCTTCGCGCCGCCGTCCATCAGGTTCCAAAATTGCCCCCACGAGGCGGCGATACTCATCGAGGTCCCCGGTTGCATCCAATCCGGGAGTTTGGTCGCGGCGAAATCAACGACGGCGTTCTTCGCGGTGATAAAGAACCCGGCGACCTCGCCCACGATCACCTTGGCGTTCTTGTACATGGTCCCGAGGTCGTCGACGAACCCATCGATCGCTTTTGACGAATCGTCACTCATCGTCCACGCGGCATCCCCGACCTTGCCGAACTCCTCATTCATCGCGGGCAACGCCTCGCGCCATGTCTTCTCGAGGACCTGTTGCGCGCGGGTCGCGCGTTCGGTGGGATCCTCGATCTCGCCGATCGCGCGTGCCAACTCGCGCATCTGTTCATAGGCGTTGAGTCGCTTGAACGCCTCGACGTTGATCCCGAGGTTCTTGAGTCCGGCGATCACGCCCGCGTTGTCGGTCCCGAGGGCGAGGGTGAGATCCTGCGAGGCTTTCACGAGGGTCCCGAGCGGCACACTCGATCCCGCCGCCGCCGCTTGCAGGCGTTGGACCTCGTCGGCGGTCATTCCCGTTTGCGCCTGGAGCTTTTGCACTTCGTCGGCAAGGTCGAGAATGCCCTTCCCGAAGTTGAGGACCGCGCCCACGGTGAACATCCCCGCGAGTTGTCCCGCGAGTCCGTTAAAGAGACTCGTCGTCACGCCCGCCGACTGTCCCGCGGTTTTGGTTTCCTCGCCGACCTTCTTCGCCGCCCCGGCGAGTTTGTCGAGCCCGGCGGGGACGTCCATCCCGAGGGCGCGCATCTTCTCGGACGCCTCCGCCGCCTTGGCACTGACCTCCGCGAGTTCCTTCTCCGTGAGTTTGGCGGCGCCGCCGATGCGCTCGATCGCCTCGACCATCAACGCGGCATCCTGGATCAATTTCTGCCCGGAGAACCGGTTGGTCATCCGCGAGAGGGAATCCCCGACCTTGTTCGCGTCGTCCTCGAACGATCGCAACTCGACCTCCGCCTTGTTGACGGCATCGAGGAACGGCGTGAAATCGGCGCGGAAGGTTCCAGTAACATCGGCCATCGCTTACCACTCGGCGTCGTCGCGCGGCGGGAGGGCGCGCGCGGGCGCGTCCGCCGCCTCGGGCGCGGATGTCCCTCTCAAGATATCGACGAGGGCGTAATAGTCGTCAGGGTCGAGGGCGCGAACCCACTCGACGCGCCATCCACACCGGACGGCGAGGGCGAGATCGGTTTTGCGTCGAGCGATCCATCCCGGCGTTTTTTTTCCTCCGCTCGCGCGGCGCGTGTCTCGGCGTCGTGTCGCTCGATCGCCTCTTTCAACTCGAGGAACGAATCCGGGTCGAGACTCCGCAACGTCATCTCGATCTCGTCGAGCGGGAACGGGCGCCCGTTGGCATCGCGGAGCGGCACGATCTCCCCGTGTTTATCGCGCAAGGTCCAGTCCACGAGATACGCGGATACGATCGCGATCCCGACCTTGAACGCGTCGACGCGCAAGGCGCCATCGATCCCCGGTCGATACATGCGCGCGTGCGCGTCATTTTGTTCGCCCCAATTGAGGCGGCGTTTCACGGTGATCGTGTCGCCCCCGGACAACGGGAGGACCTTCACCTCGGGATCGACGAATCGCGAAAACATCGTTCAGTACTCCAAGGGTCCGAGTGTGGCGATCATCGACGTCTCGCCAATCTGCGAGGCGCGAATCGGCCAACAGAACTGCCCGTTGGGACGCGGCGCGGTAAAGAGCGGCGGGCGGTCCCGGTCGCGTGACGCGCGCGCGAGCATCACGCGATCGGCGCGGGCGAGGCGCGCGGAGAGGGTCCATTTCCCCTCGCGCGATTTGTGCACACTCCAGGCGCCCACGGTCGCGACGGTGTAGTACCCCCACGCAATCGCGCCCGTGCGCCCGCGGAGCGTGATCGTGTCGAACACGCGCCCTCACTACGGCGTCGTTGGGGCGCGGGTCCACGGACCGGCGGCGCGGAACTCACCGGAGACAGTCGGCGCGCCGTCGACGCTCGTATCAATCTCGGCATCCATGTACGCGAGCCCACTCCAAAAGAACGTGTTCTCCGTCGTGTTGGGCGTGAGCTTCAAGACGCCCGGTGTGGGCGAGTCCGCCGCCTCGAACAACGTGACATCGGCGGAGTTCCAGAACCCGGCGACCGATCCGCTCACGTCCTTCATCCCCGGCACGTAGACCTTGTTGCTATCGCCGAAACAGGTCACGTCCTCGTAATCGGTCTTAAAGGACGCCTTCCAATTGTTCAAACTGATGATCGCGACGGGCGTTCCTGGGAGTGTGCCCGTCGCGTCCCACGCGACTTCACCGTATCGACCGGTTTTGATCATGATGTCCTCTGCTTAATTCGCAACCGCCATTTGGATCCGGTACTGCCCGCCGCGGTGTTGCCAGCGGATCATCGTGTCGAGATCGTCGACCTCGTTCGCTTGCTCGCGTTTCAACCGGTACCCGGTCATCCAGCCATAGCCCGGCACCGTGAGGGGGACGTCCTCCAGCAACACATTGATCCGTGCCGCCGCCTCGATCGCCGTCGATCCCTCGTGCGCCTGGATGACGGCCTTCACGAGATAGACGAGATGCTCGAACGCGCGCCCGCCGAACGTGGGAATGTCGATCGCGTCGATGAGCGACACGATTACAAACCGCGTGCATTGCGGCGGCGCCTCGTCGAGCCACACGCCATCGGGCACAAGGGCGGCTAAGGCGGCATCCGCCTGCAATTGCGCGATGATCGCGTCGTCGATCGCGGAGGAATCAGGCGGCGGCATCGAAGGAGCCCGTGACGATGAGTCCCTCGCGTTCCAGCATGAACACGAGGCGCGCATACATGGCGGTCCGCCACTTGATCGCGGTCCGTACGAACAGGTGTGTCGGTTTCATGTACCCGAGTCCGCCCGGTCGCGTCGAGGATCGGCGGGTCGCGGTCCCGTTGTCGTAAAACCACGCGTGCGGCGCGTGGTTGTAGAGGATCGCGTTCACGCCTAACGCCTTCGACGACGCCCGCATCCCGGACCCGCCCTCACCGGGCAGGCGCATCTTGAGCCCGCGCCGGAGGTTCCCCGTGGGTCCGATCGGATACCCGTTATAGATTTCCGTGAACGCGTGTTGCACCGAGGACGACACGATCCCGGACGCCTCGTTCGTCAGATGCTCCGGGAGGTTCCGCAACCACGCGCGCAACTCGGTGAGCCCGGTCCACTGGATCCGATTCGTCCCGCCGCCAATGGTCGTCACGCGATCACCTCTTCACACGTCAACTCGTGATCGATCGCCTGGAGATCCGGATTGCGGATCCCGGTCACGTTGAACACGCCGCCGCCGTCGACCCACACGCGCGTTTGCGTGGTGACTTGCGGATGGAAATCCATCGTGATCGTGTGGGTCGCCGTGGTGAGGTTCGTATCGGCGCGGTCGCGCTCGAGGTTCCGGACGGGCGTGGGACGCACCGCCGCGAACATCGTCGACGGCGTGAGGTCGTTCCACGTGTACGCGAATCCCCCGTGCCCGTCCGGGATCGGGTCGCCCGGATTGCGGAGCGTGATGAGGTGCCGCCGATCGCCGCGTGTCGTGGGAGGCATCGTCGATCACGCAAGGGCGGGCGTGCGGAAGCGAATCAGGATCGGATCGATCTCCGCCCACACGCCTTTGTCGACGTCGAGATCGTCACGGTCCGCCGGGTCGTCGCCGCGGTGTTGCCAGAGGTACGCGACGAGGACGAGGGTTGCCATTTGCACCGGGAGCGGCGCCGTGGTGTCGTCCCACGTTTTCGCCTCCGCGGTTTTGAGGTAGTCGACGAGGACCGCGGAGGCGGCGTCGACTTTCTGTTGCACGTCGGCATCTTGGGTCGTCGTCGTGATCCGCAGATGCGCCTTGGCCATCGGGAGGGAGATGAGCGCCATCGTTACGTCCTCGTGACCGTCGACACGGTGAGATCCCGTCCGGGCGGTCCCGGCGGTCCCATCGGTCCGGCGGCACCGTCGCGCCCGTCGCGTCCGCGTTTCACGGTGAGCGTCCACGCCTTGGCGGTGTCACCTGGACGGGTCGCGGTCGCCGCGTTGCAATGCCACATCGAGCCCGCCCACGTCACGCCGTCGCCGGGCTCGTACGCCTTGCCCTCGACGAACACACCGAGATAGCGGAGTCCGGGCGCCCCATCCTTCCCGTCCACGCCTGGAGGTCCCATCGGTCCCGGCGGACCGGCGACGGGCTCCCGCGCCTCGACGAGGGCGACTCGTTCGCGGATGGCGCCGAGGTCGCGGAGCACGCCGATCGCCGACGTGGACGACGCCTCGGCGCGCGCCTCGATCGCCAGCACGCGATCGGACATGGCGGCGAGAATCGGGGGGAGCGATTCGACGATCGCCACGCGCGCCGACAACGCGGCGAGGACCGGCGCCGGGTCCGGGCGCGACTCGAGGTTCACGACGCGATCCCGGATCCCCGCCACGGCGGACGTTACGACGTCGCGCACGACGTCGCCGAGACTCGCCGACAACGCCGCGACTTCGGGTTCGGTCATACGGTCGCCCTCCCGATCGCCCGCCGGAGATGGGATTCAAACGCCGCCGTTAACAGGTGCAACGGCAACGCCTTCTCACCGCCCTCGTCGTCGTCCTCGTCGTCGTCCTCGACGTCCTCGAACTCGTCGTCGTCGTCCTCGTCCTCGTCGACGTCCTCGGGCGCGACCGCCTTCACCGGGTTCGCAAACGGATCACTGGCGTCCCGTTTCGCGAGGGCGGCGAGGGAGTAGTACTGTTGCTGCGCGAGCGGCGAATCCCCGCCCGCGACCTTGCCGAGCCCGAAGTATTTCCGCCGCGCTTCATTCGGGCTCATCATCGCGCCGGAGATCGCGTCGGTCCCAGCCTTCGTTCTCGTCGCCGTATCCATCCACAAGAGGTCGTCGATATCGAACTCGGTGCCGATCGTCGGGCGCGGGAATTCGAGCCCGCGATCCAAACACGCCTCGAACGACCCGAGTAAGGATTGGATACATTGCGAGTAGTACTGTTGGAGCAACGGTTCGACGTTGGCGTACGGCGGGGGCGGTCCGACGCCGATCATGTACGCGGGCACGTGATAGCACGAGCACACCGTGTCGGCGGTCCATTTGAGTTGATCGATCAATTGCGAGTCGACGGCGTTCACCGCCATCCCTTCGTACTTGAGCCCGTCGCCGAGGATCGCCACGCGCCCATAGTTGGCGCCGCCGAAGTTTTCCTCCCAATACCCCTTGAGGCGTAACGCCGCCTCGTCGCTGATCTTGCCGGGCGCGGTCAAGATGCCGCCCGGCTTACTGCCATTGGCGAAGAACCGCGACGAGGAGTTCTGGATCGTCAATCCTTGCGAGGCGGAGAGTCCGCACGCGAACAACGGTGTCACGCCGCACAACGGATGAAAGATCGGGCACATCATGTCGTGGATGATTTCCGACGCGGGCACCACGATCGCCTGATTGGTACGCGGGTCGAGTTCGGGGACGTCGGAGAGGTCGTCGCGCCCGAGTTGGTAATAGACGCTCCCATCGGGGGCGATCAAGGGCGTCACGCGCGCCGGGTCGAGGACGTACATCGCGACGACGACCCGCCGGTTGTCGCGTTGCTTGAGGACGTACGTGTTGCCCGCGACGAGTTTGGAAATCATCCAGCGTTCAACAAACTTGATGATCGTCTGATACCGATTCGGCGTCCGGAGGACCGGCGAGTACGCCGGGTTCTGGACCTCGTGCCAAATCCCGTCGTCATCTTGCTCGACGAGGCGGAGGCGGAGTTTCGCGATATCGGAGGCGATGAGCGTGACGCACGCGAACACCGCGAAGTACGCGAGGACCGAATCCGCGCGGAGTTCCTGATTCTGTTGCCACGCGCCCGTATAGGGCTCGCGGATCGTGAGCGAGGACCATCCGCCGCCGGACCCGGACCCGCCGCCGATCGCCGGATAGAGGGGACGGAGGGCGGGCGCCGCCACGGTCCGCCGCGGCAACGCCTTCAACGTGAGATCGAACCCAAACAAACGCATCGTGTGTAGCCTGGAACGTTTCACCGCGCGGGGATCCGCGGGAGCGACTCCGCGGAGGTCCCCCGCGCGGCGCGCGACGATCTACGGCGCGGGCGCGTAATTCGCCCCGCTGACGTACTTCACGGCTTCATCCCGTCCCCGCTTCCAATTGATAAACCGTTCCGCCCGCAAGCCTACGAGGTTGTTCTGCCAGAGCGACACGAGGACCGTGGTCGCGTCCGGCGGCGCCGCGGGCGCGGAGTCCATTTGGACGGACGCTTCGCGCGACACGTCGATCGCCACGCCGCCATCGTCCGCGAAGAGGACCGTCGACGGTTGCAACGCGATCACGTTGAGGGCGGCGGCGTTGCTCGTGACGACGGAGATCCCCTCGATCGATCCGCCCGTGACGCCGACGTTCGGGAACACCTTGTTCCCCAACGCATCGCGCGCGAATCCACACGCGAGGGCGTTCACTTCCGACATGATGATCACGGCGCCGCCGAGGGGGATATTCGCCGCGGCGAGGGCGCCGAGAAGCAATTGAATATCCTTCAGCGGATCCGCCGTCGACGTGATCGCCGTGGTGCCATTGGTGATCGACGCCGGGTTGACGTTGGCGACCGCCGCGACCGCCGGATCAATGAACTGCGCGTCGAGGAACGCGGCGATCCCCGCGATCATGTCGGCGCGACACACCGCCTCGGCGGAGGGGTTCGAGGTCCGGACCAGTTCCTCGGTGAGGACGATGATCCCGGACGCCTTCGACATATCTAGCTTGGCGAGTCCGAACCCGAGTTTGGTCACCGGTTTCGGTTTCGCTTGACCTACCCATCCGTACGACCCGCCCGCGGTTTGCACGGGTACCGAGGTATTGAACGGGACGCGTCGGAGGTTCGGGATCTTGCCAAGGATCGTGGCGGGGCGGAGCAACTCGAGGAACTCATTCGCGATGTTTTGCACCGCGGGCACGAGGTTCCCCGCCCACGCGGGATCGGTTGTCGTGCCCGGCGCAACCGCCGCCTTGAGATACAACCCGACTTCGGGTGTCGAGTCTTCCCATTGCTTGGCGTACTCGATCGCCTCGAATCGGTTCCCGCGGGACGCGAGGATCGCCATCGCCACACGCGTGAACGCGGTGCCCGGCGCCAAATTCGATCGCACCTGGATCACCGGGTTCGCGGATTTCACCGCAAGGGCGGTGCCCCCGTGCGGACGCGCGGCGACCGCGGACGCCGCGGCGACGTTGGCGGACTCCAACGCGCGGAGGCGCGTCAGGTGCGCGTCGATCGATTTGAGTTCGAGTTCGAGCGTGTCGTATTCCTCGGTTTGCGCCTCGTCGAGGGTGACGCCCGCATCGGCGGCGGTTTGCATCAACTCCGCCATCCGCGCCGCCTTCGTGGCGCGCGTGGCATCGAACGCGGTGATCTGTTCCTGGATGGTTTGTTTCATGGCGGGCGCGACTTTCACGCGCACAACGGGGAGCGTGTCCGCAACGCCGGACGAGGTGATGCCTGACGCGGCAAGGTGTGGGGCGTCGAGCGATTTGATCGTCAGGATCGAGGCGTCGACGTTCGCCGGGATCGTCACGAGGGAGAGTTCCACGACTTCCGTTTTCAGGAAATGAATCCCGCCCTCTTTCAGGAACTTCATCCCGTCGTGCAAGGGACGGAACCCGATCGACACGCCCCGCATCAACCCGGCGACAAGGGAGGTCCACGCCTCGTCGATGCGGTCCTTCACGGCGCCGGGAGTCGCGATCGTCGCGAGGGACGCGGTAAAGGTGATCGCCTCGGCGGTGGCACTCAACGTCGCCGATCCGACCGGACGTTCGCGATCGTGGTGCAACAACAACGGCAGGGGATTCTGGAACGTCGCCCCGAGGGGTTCGAGGATGTCGCCGCGGCGATCGGGGGCGGGCGTCGAGGCGATCCCGGTGATCGTGCGTTTGGCGGCGTCGATCGCCTTGACGTGAAGGACCGCGTACGCGCGGTGAAGATCCATCGCGGCGGATCGTGCGGGACTCCGCCGCGACTCTCAAACTTTCGGCGACAAAAATCCTTACGGCGCGGGTTGGACCGTGAACGTCTGGCTATTCGTCACGAGGACCCCGCCAAGCTGGACGGACACGGGGATCGGTCCTGGCGTCGTGAGGGTCGCCATGTTGATCGGCGTCGTGGCTTCCGTTGGCGATACCACGGTCGTCGGGACCGCGTTCCCATTCCAGAGGATCACGGCGCCGGGACCGAACCCGGTTCCCTGGACGTGCAACGTAAAATTCGCGCCGCCGATTTGCGCCGACGCGGGGACAAGCGATGTCACCGAGGGGATCGGTGTCTCCGTCCAGGCGAGGACCGCATCGGAGGGCCACTCGTACGCACTCGGCGCGTACGTCGGGCGCGGGAATGTCGGATCACGCGTGAGGGTCAACACGTCCATTCCGCGGTACGGTCCATCGGCGGGCAACGGGGACCCAAGAAACGTCGCGAGTTGGCGATAGTCGAAGCGCATGATCGGATCCTTTCAGGCGCGCCGGAGGGCGCGGCGCATCAATTCCGGAATCGTGACCCGTTCCGCCGCGGCGCGGGTACACACGGCGTCGTACTGGCGCGTGGGGATTCGGACGTGGACGTTCACCGATCGCGGGTCTTGGGCGTCGAGCGGCGGACGTCCGCGGCGTTTCGGCGGCGGCGCGGTGTCAGGCGATGACACGGCGGAACTCGATCCCGTCGATGCGATCTTGGGCGGCGTGACCGGGGCGATCGATATACGGGCGCCCCGCGGCGTTGTGGCGGAATACGATCGCGTATCCCTCGCCGGTATCATCGGCGAAATTGCACCTGGACGTTACGTCCTCGCCGGTCGCGCGGCGGATCACGTGGAGGTCGACGCCGGAATCCTTCAAGAGGCGATGCCGCGCGACGTCCATCGGACCGTACCGGACGGACGGGCGATCGAGGATGGGGGCGGCGGTGTGGGCGGCGAAGGCGGCAACGGTTCCGCCGAGGAACGCGCGTCGGTTCATGTTCTTACCTCCCGAACACAAACATTTGATACTCGGGTTCCGGGTCCGCCTGGAGGGTCGCGAGTTTCCGCGCGAGCAACGCGCCGATCACCGGGTCGATTCGTCCGCGACTCTTCTTCTTCACCGGGTAGATGTTGTCTTTGCCGTCCCGTTGTACCACAACATTCGAGACACACCACGTCATCAGTGGATGCCCGCCCGCGTCGATGAGTCCGTCGAGGACGTCCGCCTCGAACTCTTTCGACGGTCCCGACATATGCGCCATCGTTTGCGGGATCTCGACGACTTCGAGTCCCTCGCCCTCCAACTCCGTCGCGAGGTTCCCGGCGTTGTACGGGTCGATGCCGATTTGTTGCACCGCGAATCGTTCCGTGGCGTCCTTCACGAGATCGAGTACGACGCCCTGATCGATGCGGTTGCCGGGATTCGTGCGGAGGAACCCTTGCGCGACCCACTCGAGGTATGGGGCGCGGTCGCGATGCGCGCGTTCCTCCAACGTATCGGCGGGCGTCAAACACCACGGGACGATCCGCCACGACAACCGATCGCCGTTCGGCGGGAACACGAGGACGACCGCGGTCAAATCGATCTTCGATGAGAGGTCGATCCCGAGATAGCACGGTTCGCCGGCGAGGTCCTCGACGTCCCACGTCGATTGACCCGCGCGCCAACCTTCCATCGACAACCACGGCGCGTCGACGTTGACCCAAATGTTCAACCGTTTCTGTTTGAACGCCGCCGCCGCCGCGGGCATGTGGATCGCCTTGTTCACGAGGGCGCGGAGGTCCGCCGGTTTCACCGATACGCCGTAGTTCGGATTCGCCTTGCGCCACGTGCGTTCCTCGCGCCAGTCGTCGCCCTCGTCCGCGTGACTAATGAACGCGAACACCGTGTCGTCGACGAGGACGCGATCGAGGACCTTGCACGCGTAATCGTGTTGATCGCCGCACGGGGAAACCGGGTCGTTCCCCGCCGTGGTGATCCAGTTGATGACCGGTTGTCTCCTGGCACCGGTCGCCGTTTCCATCACATCGATCATCCCGCGCGACTTCATCGCGTGCGCCTCGTCGATCGTCACGCAATGCGGGTTGAGTCCGTCCGTCGAATCGCGATCGGCGCCGAGAGGTTCCAGCTTTGAGGCGGTCGCGTCCCGGTGCAAGTTCGCCGTGAGGGAGATGATCCGCGAGCGGAGCCCACTCGACGCAACGAGTTGTTTACAGTCGTTGAACACGATCTTGGCTTGCTCGCGTTTGGTCGCGATGCAATACCCCTCGGCGCCGGGCTCCCCGTCGAAAAACGAGAGATACAACGCGACGATCGCCGCCTCCAACGATTTGCCGTTCTTGCGGGGGATCTCGTTGTACGCGGTCCGGAACCGGCGGAGCCCGGTCCCGACGTGGACCCACGCGAACACCGATCCGAGTCGAAAGAGTTGATGCGGTTCGAGGACGATGTACGAGCCCGCCCACTCGCCTTTGTAGTGCTTGAGGCGTTCGGCGAATCGATAGAACCGATCGGCGAGGGGCGGGACGAAGCGATACGGAAAGGCGCGGGTTGCCTCGTGCGCGCGATCCCGGAGATGGCGTTCACACGCGAGGCGATGATACTTGCCCACGAGGACGCCACGCCCGCGGGCCACCTTCCGGGCGTACGCGTCGATGGGATGCATGGCGCCTCAGTTCACGGGCGATCCCTCGGGCACAACCGGGGGCGCGTCGAATTCCGAGAACGCGTCCCCCTCCGGTCCGGGTCCCGATCCCTCGACCATCTTCACGCGCGAGCGACTCGACGGCGTCAACCCGAGTTCGGGCCAGAGCTTGTTACAGTTCGCGAGGGCCTTCGTCGCGATCGGGAGGAAGGGATTCGTGATCGGGTATCCACTCGGCGCCTTGACGACGAGCCCGAGGATCTTCACTTGCGCCATCGCGTCGAGATACCGCGCCCACTCCAGGCACACCGCGATCAACGCGGCGCGATCGGCGTGCGTGATCTGTTTGCACGCCCGGAGCATCGGCGCGAGTCGCCTCCATTCCGCGACCGCGATCGGGAACGCCTCGATCTCCGGCGGCGGCGTATCGAACGCCGGGTCGAGGGCGGGCGGTTGCGGTTCCGCGGTGTTGATCGGACGACGCCCCGCGTTGCCCTCCAAGATTTTTTGCGCCGTGGGTTTCGGTTTGCGCCCGCGCATTACAACCACCCCCGGATCGTGACCTCGGTCACGGCGATCGCGATCGCGTGATCGAAGTCCTTCGCCGCGTAGGGTCGCGCGAACTCCCGCCCGTCCCGCGACAACACTTGCACGGTCCAACGGAACGCGTGCGCGCCGGACGGTCCGCAACACACGGAGATCGTGAGCCCCGCGCGCCCGATCGCCTCCATCGTCTCGATCGACGTCGCATCAACGGGAAGAGAAGGATGTGTCATACGCTCGCGACCTTCACCGCGCGCGACCCGGTGAACGCCTCCCATCGATCGATCGTCACCTGGACGAATCGCGGGTCCAACTCGACGCCGCGACACACGCGCCCGATCGACTCCGCCACGATCAGCATCGTCCCCGATCCGAGGAACGGATCGACGATGAGTCCGTCCGGCGGTGTGAGTTTCCCGACGACCGGACGCACGACGTCGACCGGCTTCGGCGACGGATGCCCGCCGCGGTCCTCGCCGGTCACGGTCGACATCTCGATGTGGTCGCGCACGAGTTCCGGTCCGACATAGCGTCCCGGTCCCGGCTTCCGGAAGATCGCCGCGTGTTCACACGACTTGGCGAGGTACTCGGGAAAACCCGGCGGCGGGTTCGGCTTGACCCACGTGAACAAATTGAGCCACACGAGATCACACGCGAGGGCGACCCGCTCGATCGTGCCGATGCCCTGATAGGGTCCCCACGAGGCGAGGTACCCGCCTGGACGCACGACCGCGGCATATTCGCCGACCCACACCGCATCGAGGGTTGCATCCCACGGCGCCGTACGTTCGTCGATCGCGGTCCCCCCATAGAACCCCTTGCGCCGATCCGCGGCGTCCGCGTCGAGGGCGATCCCGTACGGCGGATCGCCCCACACCATCGCCGCCACGTCGCCTCGCATCAACCGGGCGCGGACCTCGGGATCGTGCGCGTTGCCACACGCGACGACGTGACGTCCGCACTCGAACACGTCGCCGGGTTGGATCGACGTGGCTCGAGGATCGGGCACCGCATCGGGATCGGTGCGCCCCTGTCGCGGGACCACGCCGAACACCGCCGCGAGTTCGCGCGTGTCGAAGAACGGGGCGAGGTCGAGCCCGTTGTCCCGGTCGATCTTCAGTTGCGTGGCGTTCCACTCCGCCAACTCCGCGGCGCGGTTGTCGTACATGGCGAGGGCGCGTTTCTGTTCGTCCGTGAGTCCCCGTCGACGGACCGCGATCAACTCGTCGCCCGCCGCGTCGACGATCCGGACCTTGGACAATCCCGCCGCGGTCGCCGCGTCGACGACGCCGTTTCCGGCGAGGACCTCATTCCGTTCGTCGATCACGATCGACCGCGCCGCGCCGACGCTCCGGAGCGACTCCGCGATCATCGCGCGGTTGCGCGCCGGATGACTCCGCCGGTTCTGCGGATCCGGTGTGAGGTCCGCGATCGTCGCCGTTGACTCGTCCATTACCCCCTCGTAAACGCCCCTCTAGCGGGTCACGATCCCGGACGCACTCACGGGCGATCCCGTCGCGATCGCCGCCTGGACTGGCGCCGACGCCCGCGTAACCGGAACCCCAAGGTGCATTAATGACCCGCGCCGCGCGTTGCACACCCGATGGGAGGCGCGCAGATTGGCATCGGTATCCGATCCCCCGTGTTCGAGCGGCACGACGTGATCGGCGGTCCCCCCGAGGCGGTCATTCGTCGGGATGCGTGGGTCGATCGTGCCGCCACATACCCAACACCGCCACTCGTCGCGATCACAGATACGCCGCCAACGACCGACTTCGCGCCGCCCTCCGACCGAGTGCAGTTTCGCGGACCGTAAGACGCTCGACCGCCTCCGCGAGACTCGGCGTTGTTCCGTGGGTCCGATCGGGAGGCGGAATTGCCGCCCTCGTGACGCATCAATCCGACGACGCCGCGCCCGTCGCTTGCGGAGCCCATCTTGGCGGAGACACCATCGGCAAACCCCTCGCGCGTTACGGGTCATCGGGCGGCGACACCGCGCGCACGGTTTGTATCGTCCCGGTTGCCCCTTAATCCGTTGTGGTTCGCACTCACGACAAGACAGAGGACGACGACCAAAACCGCTATACACGAAGGCCCGGCAACAGAATCGACACGTCGCTTCTCGTTGCGGCGGTCGTCGCCGGATTGGATTCGGATTCAATATCCGTCGCTCTGCCGCGCGGAGTCGTCGGTTGCGTCGTTTTTCTTCCCGTCGTCGGCATCGCTCAGAGCAATACACACGAGTGAGGCGTCCAGGCATCGGGATCGGCTTGCCGCAACTCAAACACACGAGTCGGACCCTCCCTTAATCGAAAAACGCGAATATTTGAACTTGCCA